AAATATAACTATAACCATGTTAAAAACAGAGACAGTGCTGAAGACCTAGAGTATTTTATTTCCAAATTTGAGTGTCGCGTTGAAGACAGCCGCGAGTACAATCAGTATATGAGACAGGTGCCTTACTATCGTGATTTTTACGATAGTGACGATTTCAAAGTAGAAACTAAGATTGTGCCTATGAAAGCTATACACTTGACTTCAGACAATCTAGCAAGGTTAGTAGCAGAGCAGGAACTTATGCAACGTCTAAGTGACGATGCTGAGCAAGGCAAGCGACTGTGGGCCCAACAACGTGAAGATAGACAAATACGAAATTCTAACCCCTCAGTGGAAAAGGCTTATCAAAAGTATCTGATGCTGTTGGAGTTGGCACGTAAATGAATAGCCTAGAACAAGATATCCTTGACTATTCAGGTAAGAAGATTGCTGACTACATTGATAAGGAGTTACTTAAAGGTATGGGATATGTATTTGATTTCTATTTAGAATACAGTACAGGCAAAGTGTTTGGCAAAGAATATCTAACAGTGGCTCCTATGAACGCAGAAGGCATGTGGAGTGACATGATGGCATGGATGGTAGAAACATTTGGTCCGTTAGATGATAGTCAAGGTGTGTTTACTCCCAATCAACGTTGGTATGCCAACAATGCCAAGTTCTGGTTCCGTGATCAAAAGGATCGTGATTGGTTTGTGTTGAGGTGGTCATGACAGGATTTACAAGTAAACGAGCAATGTCTGCACAGAAATTTATGCAGATATTAAACAAGCCTCCTAAGATCATTTGGCACCAACTGCCTGGACGCAAACTCAAAGCCACTTGGTTGCCTCAAGCAAGAGGATTTGAAATGGGTTTGAAAGAATCAGATATGGACCCAATCCAAAAGTGGTGCCAGGATTCAAACTGTGGCAAACGCATTAGTTTTGACATGTTTCAATTCAAAACAGATAAACAGATAACCATGTTTCTATTAAGGTGGAGTTCATGAAGTACTCATTCAAATGGACTCAGCCATATAGACTTGACTATGGCTATCAAACTGTGTATAATACACAAGAACAGACAATAGAAGCCATTCTAGCAGTCAGCCCAATGTTAGAAGCTCTTAGTATTATTAATAGAATTAAACAGTTATGAAAATTGTAAATTGTGAAGTTGGTATGTTTAGATTACCCGGCGTCATAATTGAGGCTGAGCAAGACGAAACTATTACTGAAGATCAAATTAAACAAATGGAAGACTGGTGTAACAGTGAGTTTGGCACAGGCATGCGCATGACTGACAAATTGTTTAGTTTTCGAAAAGAATCACAAAGGTCTTGGTTTATTTTAAGATGGAGTGGAGAAGAAAAATGAAAAAGTTGACAGCATCTTTGTTAGCAGCCGTAAGCATCAATGCAGCCGCATCTCTATCTATTACTCCAATGACCATTGACTGCAGGCATGCAGCCGCAATGTCACGTGACTTAGAACAGATCATTGCTAAACCAAGTGTATCTAACAGACAATGGGATACCCTGTTTGCCACAGTGGCAGGCAATCGAACAGACCAACAACGAATCCAATCAGCGAAAGAAATCTTATGGACCATAAGAACACAGTGTGTGGGCTATTAATTAGTCTAGCCACACTAACAGCACAATCAGAATGTTATGTACGCAATGCCACAGTCAGTAAGCTGACAGGCGCAATTGAACGAACTACGGACGTAGAACGATCCATTCTTCCACATGGCAAGGGCGGATTCAAATGCCAAATTACCTTTAGAGCCTACATTGATGGTAAATGGCATTTGGCTATGGGCGAAGACATTGGTAATGCCAATGCCAGTTTAGATCAAGTCTGCGCCAAGGCCATGCAATCAGGACGTATCAACATAATGGAATCAGTGTCCGGGACCAAAGTAACAGGTAACCAAGAAATGATCTGCACAGATCGACCATTACCAGAAAGTCGTGCAGTGGTTAATATTGGAGATACAGTTTGGGAAAGCGAAGTCCAAATGCATCCAATCCATCGTAATCCATTTAGTTATCGCGGCAGCTACTGCCGTTGGTTTGTAGAATCCAAACCACAAGTGGGCAAAGTAGATCTTACACAGGGTATTATTTGCCGCAGTCGTGATCAAACGGCTTGGCTAGTAGTTGACAAGTGGTAATAATTCACGTATAATAAACACATCGCAAACACACACAGAAAGGCTTATATGCGAAATTTTGTTATTGGTACAGTCTTTGGACTAATTCTAGCTACTGTTGGATTCAGCGGTATTGCTCGTATGTTAGATAAAGGTGTAGATACAATTAAAACTCAATCGCAGGAGATTGCACGATGAAATCATTATTTGTAATCGTGTTAGCTACTATGCTCACAGCCTGCGGCACAGTCCGCGGTACTGCTAGCGGATTTGTAGGCGGTGTTGGCATTGATGTAAACACTGTTGGTGACGGACTTGGATCACTCGCAGATAAAATTAAACCTGAAGGCAGAAAATGAAACGACTTTTAACTTTACTCCCCCTTGTAGCTCTACTTGCCGCATGTGGCACAACTGATCCTATGGCTAAACGTGCTGAACAAGAACGTGATCGTCAACAACGCAATGTTGAGCGTACAATTGACAAAGCACCAAAGTGGATGACAGAACTTCCAACTAGTAGTTCAGCAGTCTATGCCGCTGGTACTAGTGTCAGTGGTGACTACTCTATGGCTATTCACAAAGCCAAAGCTGATGCCTACGGAAAGATCTGTATGAGCGTTGGTGGTACCGCCAGTCAACAGACTAAGATCTATCGCACTGACAGCGAAGCAACTAGCACTGAGTTTAGCGAAATGGCTTTGAAGTCTAGCTGTAAGGAAGTTGACCTTACTGGTGTAGAAGTTCCTAAGGAAGGCATTAAAATGATTCCAGAAGGTAATAGATATCGCGCCTATGTGTTGGTTGTTATGCCAACAGGTGATGCCAATGTTCTACGTCGTGCCAAAGAGGCTGCACGTCAACGTGAACTGGCAGCGGCACGAGCACCACAGGCTCTTAAAGAGTTGAACTGATCATGTTGAGACTTGCTACGGCTATTATGGCATTGGCAAGTCTCACAGGGTGTGCCGCTTACAATACAGTCAGTGTTGCTAGTGTGGTCACGACGGGTAAAAGTATTGTAGATCACGGAGCCAGTCTGGCTACTGGTGCTGACTGCAACATGCTCAAACACTTATGGACTGGCAAATACATTTGCGAGCAGTCTCTCACCTATAATCAAAATCCATTATGAGTAGTCTAGCAGAATACTTTGAAGCTAATAGACCTAAGCCTAAATATCATGTTGGCGATAGGGTTGAAGGTACGTATCAAAAGATTCCCTACGTTGGAACTGTCTACACAGACAATATGCGTAATGATCTAGAAGGCCCAATGGTATCAATACATTTAGATCTTCCTATGAAGATAGATAAAACTTGGCACACTATTATTCGTGTTAAGTATAAAGACATTAAAGGACTACGTAAATGAACGGAACACCCTCAAGCTCTAGCCCAGGCATATCAGGCTTTATTGAAATATTCGACGGTCGATTGAATAAGATGAAGTTGCACCTTAAAGAAGAATTGAGCAAGGCCAAACACGATAGAGACCGTAAAGCAATAAGCAGGATTATTGCTGATGCTAGAAAGTTAAACAAGACACTGAAAGAAATGCGTAATGCCAATACCAAACTGTGTCCACATTGCGGAGAAAAATTATGATTAAAGGAATAAACTCAAGCGGACGCTACTTAACTGTATCAGGAGGAAGCCCTTCTAGTACTTACATCAGTCCGGGCAGTATTGGAGCCGGCATGTTGCGATATAATAGTAACATGAACTGCATCGAAGTCAACGACGGCAACATGTGGAAACAATTAGAAACAGGATATGCAACCGTTGAATTGAATCCAGAAACAGAAAGTCTATTAGAATGGGCAAGGCTGGAACGTACCAAGCAACGAGTCCTTGCAGAACGTATTGAACAAAATCCTGCGCTGAAGAAAGCCTATGAAGCTGTAGTTCGAGCACAGGAAAATTTTGATATCTTAGATACGATTGCAGGTAATGAAGAACCTGGCATCGTCGTAGGTTATAACTTTAATACTCCATGAAGAAAACACTAGTGGCTATAGCCCTGTATGCCGCGGGCTTTTGTTATGCTGGAGGTAGCTATGCTCTCTACAACTACGATAGAGAAGAATGGCAGGTAAGCTACAACTCATACGAAGTACGTAGCATTGCCAGCATCACCAAACTGTTTACTGCTGTGACTATTCTGCGCAGTGGTGTTGACCTAGACGAGCGGGTCAAGATAACAGGCAGGTCAAGTGGACGATTCCCACGTGGCATGATGGCCACACGTATGGATCTAATGAAGGCCATGTTGATCTCTAGTGATAACCTAGCGGCTGAAACACTAGCCAATACCTACCCAGGTGGATTTGATGTCTACTTAGAAGATGCTAATCGTTGGATCACCGGTTGGGGATTGATCAATACTCGTGTAGTAGATGCTAGTGGATTACTGGCAGGCAATGTCAGTAACGTAAACGATCTAGTCAAGTTTCTAGCAAAGATACAGGGCAACAGTGTTATCCGTGATATAACCAAAGAACGTAACACCACAGTGAGTGTGCCAAAAGGCAAGAAGTCATTAACTATCAATCTTAAGAACACCAATTCAACCTTGTTCCAATTTGACAACATCTTGATCAGCAAAACTGGCACTACCAATGCCGCAGGCAAGTGTGTGGTTATGATAGTAGAGAAAGCTGGAAGTCCTTATGCTGTGGTTATACTTGGACAGAAGAACTCACAGGAACGAGCCACATTGGCTAGCGACCTAATCACTATTAGACCAAACCCAAAGCCAGTAGAAGTTGAACCTGTATCAATAGACTTTAAGTTTCCAATATAATGGCTGTATCAGGAATGAACGATAAGGGGTTGGATTGGGACAGTAGGACTGGTCCAATGGGTGCTCCACGAGGCAAGATTGATCATGAAGTTATCGTTATAGACGATCGGGCAGTTCGCATTTACACAATAACGGCACATACATTTAGGATGGGCGATGTTGAGGATCCAATACTCTATGCCGCCCAGCCATTATACGAATGGGAGCATAGTGAAGAAGGACAATGGATTATGAAAAATGCAGTTGAAACTCCAGAATGGCATAGACATGCAGATCCATTTAATTATGGATATCAATTTGCTATCACAGCCAAACTCAAAGAACAAGATTATACACATTGGCTAATAAAGTGGAAGAAGTTGTCCACGTAGACATTTTGGACAAATTTAATTATAGTAACGCTTGACACTGAGCAACTATGATTGTATAATTAACGTATGGTTGAAACAGGGTGTATGGAAATAGGTCCATACATTGATCGTAGTAAATCTATTAATGCTGTAAATTAAGTCAGCGAAAGGTAAGTAAAATGACAACATCTTTAAGTCTCATGCAGGCCCCACATAAGTGGAATCAAAAACAGAGTATCAAACAGTTCTTATTCAAGTACAGTACTCCGTTTGAAATGGAAACAGACGCAATTGACTTGCGTACAATGGCCGAGAATTATCACGAAAAGATTATTCCACTAGAAGACATTCACCAAGCAATCGTTGCTGTCGTTGGACCAAAATTTCAAAATCGTGGACCATATACATACGATCCATCTGCAGGTATACAAATTACCTACCTGCCCAATTCATCTGCAAGTCCTAAACTAATTTACGCAGATTGGTCTGAGCTATTCCTTTGGACATTGTTCCAACGTGATGTAGCTCCAAACCATACTGTTAACATTGATGCAGACTTTGAGCATACTGCTGTCATTATGCCATGTGCTGTTAAGTTTACAATTAACGGCAAAGTCTACTATTGTGTGTGGGACGGTCACCACACACTGCAAGTATGTCGCTTACAGGGCTACACTAAGTTCCCATTGTGGGTTATTGATATTGACACAGTTTCGTGGTTAGAGATTACTAACGCTGGGTTTGACGCAACAGAAGAAGGCCGCAAACGATATGGTATTTGGTTAGCAGGTACTAACATGATCCGTATCAACTCTAAGAACAAACGTAAACTTCATGCATACGACGAGTTTATGATTAAACTAGAGTGCGGCGACAGCGAAACTATTGCCCTTAACAATATCCTTGTTAAGAATACTTGTGTTCCTAAGCGTCATTCTACGTCTGCAGGTGCGTTTACACAAATTAAGAGTGGTGTAGAATGCTTTGAGCTTGAAGACAAATACGGTAACAAGGGCATTTACTTTGATCGTGCGTTAGAAGTACATCGCAAGGCTTGGCCCAACACTCCGTTAGTCTTAGAAGTGTTCCGCCCACTTGCCTACTTGTATCATAAAGCAAGTACACAACACGGCACATTGGATGCACAGTTCGACACAGAACTTATTGCATTACTTAAAAAACAGTACGGTGATGCAGAGAGTGTACAGGGACAAATCAAAGCAAGTTATGAAAATGCCCTTTACACAGGTAAAGGTAAAGGGGTTCCTCAAGACACACATAAGATGCAAGTCATGAACGGTTTGATTAATCTGTATAATAGCAAGGTAGGCCGTGCTGTTTTACCGCCAGCTGACTATGTCTGGAAAGTCTAACATGATTAGGAAGGTGTTATACGGATTTAATTGTCCGTTTGCAAAATACACTAATCGAATTGCTGCCAAGGTAGGTATCACAGGTAATGCTGAGATACGCCTTGGCGTATATCAAAACTCCTTTAGTAAGGACAATCATACTGCCTGCTTTAATGTAGCCTACATAGGTCCAGCGAATGCAGTAGATAATTTAGAACGTGCAATCAAACGCATATATGACTGGCACATTGATAGGACAGGTCGCGGCCACTCAGAGTGGATAGGCGGATTAACTGCCACTGACATTGCAGTTATGATTGATAAGTTAATTGCAGAGGACGGCTATCTATTAGAGAAAGTAGATCCAAAGTTCCTACCTTTAACTATTGATAACATTGCTGAGTTTAACAAATTTTATAATATGGAAGAAGCAGATGAACATCCAAAAGTTTCTAGCACAAGACATCAATAAACAATTAGAGAAGGCCTGTATTTGGGGTCTGCGTTTACATTATCTAGCCAACGATCTGCGCACCTTTGCCAACGAAGTAGGCAGTAAAGAACTTAACACATTAGAACAGTACCATTGGTTCAATCAACACTTTGGTCCAGGCTTTGGCGCCGGTCCTGGATATCGTAGTGCCAGTAACGAAAACTATAACAACTTGGGATTCTGTATTAGAGAAACACAGAGCAACGTGTTAAACACTACAGAGAAGAAAGGCAACTTGGGTGCGGATCTTATTACAGGTTATGGACTAAGTCAAATGCTCACTAATGGTCTTAGTGGACTAAGCACAGATGAGTTTCACACTAAGGAAGGCGGCTTCCATTGTGAACACAACTTCCAAGTCAATCATATTAAGAAGTTAGCAGTAGAAAAGATTCTCAACAATAACAAGATTGATCCAAAGAGTCTTGTTCGTTTCGTTATGGATCTAAGTCTTGTGGTTACTGTTCACAACAGTGAACGCAAAGATGGCGGATCAAATACTAATAAGAACATTGCACCATTCTGGCGCTATGCCAATGTTGGTGCTAATGTGTTACAGTACACAGACGATGGCTTTGAAGACGTAACCAATTGCACTATTAACGAAATTAATAGCAACCGTTGGAATCGTAATAAATATTTTGCTGAGTTTAGAAACCGCTTTGAAGCAATTGAACCAGAAACTATTGATCAATACAGACAAGAAGTGTATACTAGTACATACTTGAAAGAACCATGTAGTAGTACATCCCCTGTGTTAAACGAAGAGAACTTAAAACTTTTAGTTGGTAATGATCCTAGTGCAATTGCTACAGCATTCTATCCAGATAAATTCAAAGACAGATGGAAAAAGGCAAAATGAAAAACTATCAATGGCACGAATGGGATATAAATCACTTTAGGACATTAAGTCCGTTACAAACTGATCCAACAAAAGAACTTATACATAACCGTATGGGTAGACTGTATTGGGTCACAGCAGGCGATGCATTGTATGTGCAACGCTTTGCTAGAGAGAACGGTCCGTATCAAGGACGCAATCTAAAGTTTCTACGCAAACTAAAACCTAACGCACGTACAATCTGTGACGTAGGTATGAACGTGGCAAATAACACAATGGAATACGCAACATGGGCACAGAGTGTACATGGCTTTGAACCGTTCCCAGAAACATATAAACTAGCACAGGCTAATATAGAACTTAATCAACATGTTGAGTTAAAAGGTCGTTACTATGACACAAAGACTGTTAGTACAAAGTTAGATCCCAATCATGCAGATGGATGGTACAAGACTGGCAAAGATCAATTTGCCAGTCTAACTATGACTGCTAATGTTACTGCACACAATGTAGGACTAGGTGATGCTCCAGGTAGCTTTGAAATGGAAGATCATCCTAACAATGCAGGACACAACTGTATCCTAACTGATGACCGTAAAGTTAAAACAAAGTATACAGTACACACAGTTCAAGTTAATACATTAGATAGCTACAAGTTTGATGATGTGGACATTATCAAAGTAGACTGTGAAGGCTATGAGCTTCCTATCCTTAAAGGTGCAATGCAGACTATTGCTAACTGTAGACCGGTAGTACAGTTAGAAATTGTAGAAGCACAATGTAAGAAGTTTGGATATACTCCAGATGACATCTGGGATTTCTTTATTAATCAAATTGGCAACTATTCTGTTTATGACTTTAGAGGACAGAAGTTACCCGATCAATGGCTTAAAGTTAAAGGTGTAATGGATCGTTTCTTTGTGCCTAATGAGCTTGCAGGATTGATACAACTTGATGTTGCTACAGTACACCCTGGAATGAAAGACGGCTTCAACAGTAAAAAGAAAAAACAAAAACAACAAGCAACGTTAACACAACTAGCCAAAGACTTATTTGATGTAGAAGAATGAAAGTGTTAATAACAGGAGCCTCGGGCTTCATTGGTAAGAACATGTCAGCCTTTCTGAGCCAACAACCTGATTGGCAAGTAGATGGGTGGGACTGGAACCCTAACGAATTTCCTGATGTTCGAACCTATAACTGGGTCATACACCTGGGTGCCATTGCAGACATGACCGAAACGGATGTGGACAAAGTACTACATCAAAATCTAGAGTTCAGTCAGCGTCTATTCAATGAATGTAACAAACACGGCGTACACCTACAGTATGCTAGTTCTAGTAGCGTCTACGGCAATACTAAAGACACTAGTGAGTATGCGCCCTGCTACCCACAAACTCCGTACGCATGGAGCAAGTATCTATTTGATCGTTGGGTCTTTCAACAAGAACAACACATAATGGTGCAAGGATTTAGATACCATAACTGTTATGGAAAATGGATGCACCTTAGAGGTCGTCGTGCTAATGCTATCTACAAATGGCGCCAACAGGCTAAGAAGGATGGCTTTATCGAAGTGTGGGACAATGCTGAACACATCTATCGTGACTGGACATGGGTTGGAGATGTGTGCCGCTTACAATTAGACTTTATGACAACTGTAGTTGGCAGTGGCATTTGGAATGTAGGCAGCGGACTATCACACTCATTCTTAGATATCGCAGAAGCTATTGCAGAACAAGAAGGTGTAGAGATCCGTCATATTCCTATGCCCGACGCAGAGTTACCGCGCTTCCGTCAAAAGACCTGTGCTAACCTTAAGCATCTAAAAGAGACAATAGGCAAACGCAAGTGGCTAAATGTATATGAATGGTTGGATCTAGAATGAAGACAGTAATGGTTAACGGAACGTTTGATGTGCTTCACCCTGGGCATGTTGCCTTGTTGAACACTGCACGTAGCTACGGTGATCATCTCATTGTGGCTATTGATACAGACCGTCGTGTTAAAGAACTCAAAGGCAAAGATCGTCCTATCAACAATCAAAACGATCGCAGGATCATGCTGAGTAATCTTAAGGCTGTGGACATTGTAGAGATCTTTGATAGCAAGGAAGAACTAATCACGTTAATGGAACGATACAAACCAGATGTGTACGTTAAAGGCAGTGACTGGAAACATGATACAGAGTCTACCGCACATCAATATTGTACTAAAGTAATATACTATGACCGAATTGAACCATACTCAACGACAAAAACAATACAAGATATTATTGATCGGAGATAACTGTATAGACGTATATCAATACGGCACAGTTGATCGTATCAGTCCCGAAGCACCTGTCCCTGTGTTTAAGTTCTCACATGAAGAAAGCCGTCCAGGTATGGCAGGTAATGTTTACAACAACTTAGTAGCACTAGGATGTAATGTATACGCAGTCTATGGTGAGACCAGTACTAAGACCAGGCTAATTGATACTCGTAGTAAACAACAGATTGTTCGTATTGACAACGATGTACATTCATCCAGTGCTGTCATTACCTATAAGTTAGACAACTACGATGCCATTGTGATCAGTGACTACAATAAAGGCACAGTTAGTTATGAACTAATTGAATCACTGCGTAAAGACTACAGTGGCCCTATCTTTGTTGATACAAAGAAAACAGACTTAGCAAGACTAGAAGGATGTATTGTTAAGATCAATAGTTTAGAGTTTAGTCAAATCAAAACTAAGTGTAGTAATATGATAGTTACACTGGGTCCTGATGGAGCAGAGTGTAATGGTCAACGATTCTCTGCTCCACGAGTAGAGGTTAGCGATGTTTGTGGTGCAGGAGATACATTTTTATCTGCTCTGGCCTACTGCTATGTAAATACTGCCAGCATAGAACAAGCTATACAATTTGCAATAACAGCGAGTGCGGTTACTGTACAACATTTAGGAGTCTATGCCCCAACTTTGCAGGAATTGGAATGAGAGTATTAGTAACTGGCCACAAAGGATTTATTGGACAAAATTTAGTTCAGTATATCAATGATAACACAGACTGGAATGTAAATCTATACGATTGGGACGACGGCAATATGCCCAGTGTAATGGAACAGGACTGGATCATTCACTTGGGTGCAATTAGCAGTACAACTGAACGTGACCTAGACAAAATAATGCGCCAGAACGTAGACTTTACTAGACAACTATTCAATGCGTGTAAAACATATGGTGTTAATCTACAGTACTCCAGCAGTGCCAGTGTATACGGGCTAGGAACAGACTTTACTGAAACAGCCATGCCAGATCCACGCACACCGTATGCATGGAGCAAGTATCTGTGTGAATACTATCATAGACAACATCAAGGCGGCAATACTGTGCAAGGATTTCGTTACTTTAATGTTTACGGCAATCAAGAAGGGCATAAAGGCAGTCAAGGTAGCCCTGTAAGCCAGTTCAGCAGACAAGCAGAATCTGGTAAGATCAAGCTGTTTCATAACAGTGATAGCTACCTACGTGACTTTATTGCTGTAGAAGATGTATGCAGAACCCATGTAGAGTTTATTAAACAAGTTAAAGAATCTGGCGTGTGGAATGTGGGCACAGGCAATGCTGTTAGTTTTGAGCATGTTGCCCAGCTAATTGCTAAGAAAACCAACGCACAAATAGAGTACATAGATATGCCTGAAATACTTAAACAAGGGTATCAAGCATATACCTGTGCTGATCTAACTAAACTAACGGCTACTATTGGGCCGCAACAATGGATTACTGTAGAAGACTGGCTAAACAGTTAAATACAGTATGCTGATCAACGAATTTATTACCGACGAGGAACTGGCCGCTCTTGACGAAAAAGCCAGCAGAAAGCTGTGTGCTAGCTCTAAATCTAACAAAGATCTTGGAGCAAGTAATCTAGCATCATGTAAAAGCCAAGGCCTACGACGCCGCGAAGGCAACAAAAGTCACCTAATGGGCAAAGGTCCAGAAAGCCGTATGACCATGGGCGGACACAAGGTCAAGGGCAAAAAATATGGCGGCAAGATACCAGACTGGGGCACACGCAAATGAGATTTAATGAATTTAACGTAATAAATGAAAAGTTTGGTCCAGCAGATGCTGAACCAGGTGCTCCTCGAATTAAAGACAAGATGGATCTAGGAACTTTCGTAGTTAATGTTCCTAAAGGGCGTCGTGGCGTAGAAGTTGCTGATGTACAAAAGTCGTTAATTGCATTAGGTTACGCATTACCAAAGCATGGCGTTGATGGGATCCGTGGACCAGAGACTGTGGATGCAGTTAAGAAGTTTCAAACAGATAACGGGCTAACTGTTGATGGCGATCCAGGACCTGCAACAGTTGCTAAGTTAAATGACGTTCTAAAATCTAAACCTAATATTGCTAGCAAGCTAATTAAAAGTACACCTGCAGATGTTAAAGCAGCACCTAGTGCAAGTAATATAGATACTAAAGCAATACAAGATCCTGACTTCAATAAAAAGTTAGATAAAATTGCTAATGCATTAGGTATTGAAAGCAGCCACTTATTAGCTATTATGAAAATGGAGTCTAGAGTTGATCCATCGGCTGTTAACAAACAGTCAGGGGCTACTGGACTTATACAGTTTATGCCGGATACTGCTAGATCATTAGGAACTAGTGTAGAAGCATTGCGAACAATGTCTGCAGTTGAACAATTAGACTATGTCTATAAGTATTTTAAAATGGTAGGCGTTAAGCCAGGAATGGATCTAGGTGATCTATATATGGCAGTGTTTATGCCTAAGTTTGTTGGTTATCCAGATGACTTTGTATTAGGAAAACAGGGTGGTGGGAAGGTACCAGGCACAAACCTAAGTAGTGATTTGGTATACAAACAAAATAAAGGTTTGGATAAAAATAAAGATGGAACTATTACTGTCGCTGACGTAAAAGGTTCTATACAACGATTTGCATAATGAATTTAACTGGTAAACTTTTAATTGCTCCTCCTAATGTAAGAGGAAACTTTTGGCAGAAGACTGTGACATTTGTCACAGAGAATCACAGCCGCGGCAGCATGGGTCTTGTGTTAAACAAGAAATCTAAAATGCCTATTAGAGAGTTTGCCCAACAGTGTAATATAGAATGTGACATTGAAGGATTCATATATGTAGGTGGCCCGGTAAATGTCAAAGCACTTACCTTAATACACTCATCAGAATGGACCTGCAACAATACCATGCACATCAACAATGAGTTTAGTATTAGTTCTAGTCATGAGCTGTTACAAAGACTAGCAATGGGTGATTGTCCAATGCATTGGAGACTAGCATTAGGGTTATGTGCATGGGCTCCGGATCAATTAGAAAGCGAACTCAAAGGCGTTGCACCTTACAATCACGACTTTAGTTGGCTTTTGGCTACACCAAATCATAATAGTGTGTTTGCCTTAGACGGCCAGGACCAATGGACTCAGTCAATTGAGCAATCTGGTACGGAATTCGTTCAAAATCTACTTGCTTAAATTACAAAATGGCTGTATAATACAAGCTGTTTCATACAAAAAGAAATGATTACCAAAAATGTCAGATACGCTATTACTCAACGCCGACGGCGCACCAGTCAGCTTTCTGCCGCTTAGTACAATTACTTGGCAGGATTCGATCCGATATATGGTCTTAGATAAGGCCACAGTATTAGCTTGGCACGATAATTGGATTGTTAGATCAGCTCGCTGGGAAACTGCTGTACCTAGTATTGTTATTCTCAGAGAGTACATGAAACCTAAAATAAACATTCGCTTTAGTAAAAGCAATGTATTTCTGCGTGACAACTATCACTGTGCCTACTGCGGATGTGATTTAGAAAAGAAACACTGTACATTGGATCATGTGCTGCCTACCAGCCTAGGTGGTAAGACTACCTTTGAAAACTGTGTAACTGCCTGCGGTCCCTGCAATGCCAGCAAAGGTAACAACAAGAAGATTGTTCCTAAATTTAAGCCACATAAGCCCAGCTTCTACGAATTAGTAAATAAGCGTAAAGCAATGCCTTTTCAAATAAAGCATGCAGAGTGGCTTGAATACTTACAGTGAACGATGTTTTAACTATAGATTGGAATTTAGGAAATAGCTGTAATCTAGATTGCAGTTATTGCTACTGGGAATTAAAGAACGGTGCTAATCCTTTTCCACCCATTGAACAATTCAGCCCGGCCTTCGCTCATTTAGTTGAGCAGACCCGGGCCTTTTCTTGTGTGCAGATAGAGTTCTCAGGTGGAGAACCTACACAAAGTCCTGCACTTAAACAAACTATACTAGACAGTAAGAATACTAATGTTAGATTCAAACTGGTATCTAACGGCCAAAGTGATGTTGCTTGGTGGGAAGAAGTTATAGGATCTATGTATGGACTTATACTAACATATCATCTGCACACAGACCTAGAGCATTTTAAACAAGTAACAACTATTGCTCGCACTACTGATCTAAAAGTCTATGTGGCTATTACTCCAGACAAATGGGCAGAAGGCATGCAGGCCTACAGGCAACTTAAAGAACTTCATCCACATACTGTACTGCAATTACTCTACTCAAATTTCAGCAAGGGCAACGATCAGTATCTTAAATACTCAGACGACCAGTGGGCTGAATACTATGCTGAGAAAGGCATTGATGTAACTAATCAGCAACAGGTTGAAACAACAATAGAATTCAAGAGAGTCAATCATTTGAACAACTATTATGGACACCTGTGTTGGGCAGGATATAATCAGATAGTCATTGACAACTTTGGTTATGTCTATAGAGGATGGTGCAAGAGTAACAGGTCATTAGGTAATGTGTTTACTAAAGATGTCATACTTGATCAACAACCTTATCCTTGCCCTAAGATACAGTGTAAGAATGGATTTGATCTACAAGCTCACAAGAGCAAAGGAAGTTGGGGAATAGCATGAAAAAGATATTTTGGAATGTATTAGGATTTTTAAGTTTAGGCATGGCCTACATTGGAGTAATCACTCCTGGCTTGCCCTACTCAATATTTGTAGTGTTTGCTGCCTATTGCTTTAGCAAGGGTAACGAACGTATGCATCGTTGGTTATATAATCATAAACTGTTCGGGCCTTTCCTAACCAACTGGAGCGAGAAGCGTGTGTTTCCTCTAAAGATGAAATACTTTATGTTAGCTATGATGACAACAAGTTTGATCATTATGTTTTTTACAGGAGTAAAACCAATTGGAATTATCAGTACCGCAATTTTTATGGGACTTGTCGCTATTTGGGCTTGGCGTTTTCCTAGCTCTGTTGCCGCGTATGATCAACGCATTGCTGAAGGCAGAAAAGTAGGTTGGTTCAATAACAGTTTCTAATTAGCTGTTGACTTAGACCTGCAACGTATATATAATAGCATATGAAAATTGCTATTATTGATATTATCGGAATACCCTACGATGGAACCACAGTGTTCAAACAGGGACTGGGCGGCTCAGAAAGTGCTGTTACTCTAAACGCACTGGAGTTAGCCAAGCTGGGATTTGATGTTACGGTGTTCAATAGATGCAACACAGATCATGCCAGTCCAGGAGTATATGACAAGGTCACATATGTTCCGTTAGATAGACTAAATGAAGATTGGCAATTTGACGTAGTGATCAGCAGCCGCACAGTTATACCTTTTGTGGCCACTGAAGACTACGCAAAGATAGGTGACAATCGTGCTATGCCTTTTCTGCCTATGGACCTTTACAATCGTATATTAGCACAGGCAAAGATGCGCATCCTATGGATGCATGATACCTTCTGCCTAGGTGACGGACTGATAGAACAGTTGGTAATATCAGATCGCATCACAGATGTATTCACACTTAGTGACTGGCATTTAAACTACGTTACTAACTGTGATCACGGACACAAACGTAACTATGAAGTGCTTAAACGTAAAATGTTTATCACACGCAATGGTGCTAGACAATGGGTATCAGATGTTAATGTAGAAGCCAAAGACAAAGACTTGTTTGTTTATAATGCTAGTGTTACCAAAGGCATGATACCCCTAGTTAAACATATTTGGCCGCATGTTAAAAAATGGATTCCTACTGCCAAATTAAAAGTCATTGGTGGCTACTATCGTTTTAGTCAACAGGATGGCCCTGATCAACAAGAGCGTGACTGGCGAGTTATGGCAGACGATCCCAAGAACGCAGAGCTAGATATAGAGTTTACGGGCATCATATCACAACAGGATATTGCTGAGATACTAGTTAAAGCTAACTTTATGATATACCCTGCTGCCTTTCCTGAGACCTATGGTATATCCACACTAGAAAGTTTGTTGTATAACACTCCTGTAATTACCTGCAGATTTGGCGCACTAGAGGAAACAGCTCTAGCAGAGGCCTGCTATATGATAGACTATGCTATACAACCTAACGGCTTATTCCCTAATATCAATTATCCTGAACAGATTGAAAAGTTTGTTGGCACGGTAGTCGAAGCATACAACAATCCTTATCTGCATCAACAGAAGAAGTACTATTGTAATATTGTTAAAGGTTGGAGTGGTTGGGATGCAGTTGCTCTACAATGGAAACAGCACATCTTTAAACAATGCGGCCAATATCTAAGCAGAGATGAGTACAGACAAGTATCACTGATAAACAAACGTCTGCACAAAGTATACGGACGTAGGTTCCATAATACTGTAGAGTTGGAAAATTACAAAGCAGGCAACGAACAACCTATTGTGATTGTTAGTACATTTTGGAATTGTGAAAAATATATTAGACAGTGTATAGAGTCAGTAGCTACACAAGATTACGGTCGTTGGCAAATGCTGCTAGTCAATGACTGCTCTACAGATAACACTATGGGTGTAATTACAGAGTATATACAATCATTGCCGCAGGACATACAAAAGAAAATAATTATAATTGACAACATTGAACGCAAAGGAGCAGTACACAATCAAATAGATGTGTTCCGTGATTGTATTGATCAAGCTATCATTATGATCCTAGATGGCGATGATAGTCTAGTCAATGACAACTCAATACTCAGTTACTACAATACTATCTATCATGGAGATACAGAATTTACCTACGGTAGCTGTTGGTCAATGGTTGATAACATTCCTTTGATTGCACAGCCCTATCCAGAGATTATCAAACAAACTAAGCAGTACAGGAATCACAAGTTCAATTGGAATGTCCCATATACACACCTCCGCACATTTAGAAAGTATCTATTAAATGGTATAGACGACAGTGAGTTCAAAGATGGAGACGAATGGTATCGTGCAGGCGGAGACATAGCTGTATTCTATGCACTACTAGAACGTGCAGACCCAGCTAAGGTACTGGCAATACAAGATGTTGTGGTCAACTACAATGATATCAATCCTCTCAACGACTACAAAATAAACGGTCGTGAACAAACAATTACAGCAAGTAAAATATTAAATGCCAAAAAGAATACTAATAGCAATACCAACGGCTCGTAATATAGAGCCAGATACTTTTAAAAGTATCTATGATCTACAGGTGCCAGAAGGATACACAACTGAGTTCCAGTACTTCTATGGATACAATGTAGATCAAGTACGCAACCTAATTGCAGATTGGGTAGTTAAAGGCTACGACTATCTATTCAGTGTAGACAGTGACATTGCGTTTGCTCCAGACACATTGAAGAAGCTGTTGGCACATGAGGTAGACATGGTCAGTGGCTTATACATACAACGCAAGCCAGGCGAACACATACTAGAAATATATGAGCCAACTGCTACAGGCGGCTCTACTCATATGGACTACGCCAAATTAAGAGGCAATGGTCTAACTGAAGTCGTGGGCTGCGGTTTTGGCTGTGTGTTAGTCAAGACAGAAGTCTTTAAGGCTATTGGCTATCCATACTTTAAGTATCACTCCGCATTAGATCATAGATACACAGTGTCAGAAGACACAGACTTTTGTATCAAAGCTCGTCGTAAAGGATTTAAGATATATGCTGATCCTAGCATACTCTGCAGTCATACTGGCTCATGGACATTTAAAGTGGGACAGGGTTACAAAGAAGACACTAGGACTAGTTATGAGTTACTAGCTGAGAAAAGATTATTTCCTGCTGAACACACTAACTTTCTCAAGTACCTAAAACAAATGGGCATAGCACCTAAGGTAGTTTATGACATAGGTGCATGTGTACTACACTGGACCAAAGAAGCCAAAGAGCTATGGCCTGAAGCTGACTACTATGCATTTGAAGCAGTGGCAGAACTAGAGACGTTCTATAAAGCATCAGATACCAAATACCATATTGGGCTGTTAGGCGACAAGGATGGAGTTGTTAAACATTTTTATCAAAACCCAGAACATCCTGCAGGATCTAGCGTGTATAGAGAAACTGCCTATCCGCACTTATATCAGCCTACGGGATTAACACAAACAACATTGGATACAGTTGTAGCTACTAGACAATGGCCCATGCCTGATCTAGTTAAAATAGATGTACAAGGTGCAGAAATGGACATTGTAAAAGGCGCATTGGCTACATTTAGTGAATTAAAACATCTTATATTAGAATTACAGGTAACTGAATACAATGCAGGTGCTCCGTTAAAAGACACAGTTATTGCATTTATGGAGCAGCAGGGTTGGAAATGCGCTGGTTGCTTCTGTGACTACGGACCCGACGGAGATTACTACTTCAGTCGCTAAATATTAGTAGTTTAAAGGACTACTATGAAGAAATTTCTACTATTATTGCTATGCTTACCCTTGCTAGCATTTGCACAAAAGACACCTAAGGGTGCAACCTATGACGCACAGATCCTCCGTGTCAGCGACGGTGATACAGTTGTTATTGCCGCTCCATTCTTACCAGCACCATTCAAGCCAGAGTTGGCAATTCGTGTGTTTGGTGTAGACACTCCAGAGAAAGGACACAGAGCCATGTGCCCAAGCGAAGCACAGCGTGGAGAAGCAGCCTCTGCATTTACTAAAAATGCTATTGCTACTGCAGCAGCACAAGGTGGCAAGTTTCAAGTTACCATGTATGGTTGGGACAAGTTTGGCGGACGAGTACTAGGCGATATCTTAATCAATGGACAAAGCCTACGTGCTGGATTGATTGCTAATGGCTTTGCTCGTGAGTACTACGGCGAAGCTAAACAAAGCTGGTGCAACTAAAATGAAACTAGCATCTTTACTATTAGTCTTAACACTTACAGGATGCAGCGTATTAGGCCCTTGGCCAAGTAAGTGGGATGTTAATCAAGCCAAGGTCACAACAGACCTGCGCCAAACTGCTGCCAACTTTGATTGCAAAGGCAATCTAACAGAACAGCTAACTGTTCTGAACTTACAACTACAGTGGTTTGATTTGTATGCTGAAAGTAAGAACACTAAAGATGTTGCTAAACTAACAGACACAATGAAAGCCACTGCTAAAGAATTTGCAGAGAGATCAAATAAAGGTCCAGTGAGTCCTATCTATTGTGATATCAAACGTAAGCTGATAATACAGCAAGCTGACATCATTGCTAAAACAGTACAAGGAAGATTCTAATGAAGACAGAACTACTATTAGAGTTTGCCAACATAGCGCAAACTACCTATGACAATCCTAAAACATCAAAGGCCAAGTTTAAAGCACTGGGCTACTCTATCGTTGAATTCTTTGACATAGACGGTGCTCAAGCATATCTATTGACCAACGGTACAATCACAGTGTTATCATTTAGAGGCACTGAAGTAACTGAAAAGTCAGATATATTAGCAGACCTAAAGTCTGGTAAGAATCTAGAAGCCTGTGGTGGCAAAGTGCATGTTGGATTCAAAGGTGAAATCAACAAGTTATGGCCCACTATCTCTAAAGTGTTAGCAGACAATCCAGGTAACCTATATGTAACTGGACACAGTCTTGGTGCTGCCATGGCCACTATAGCTGCCAGTCGTATGCAGGATCGTGTTACAGCATTGGTAACATTTGGTTCGCCAAGAGTTGGCAATGCAGAGTTTGTTAAGAGTTTAGCTGTTGAACACTATAGAGTACAGAACAACTGCGATGATGTAACCAAAGTTCCATTTAGAGCTATGGGATTTGATCATCATGGCACACATGTGTATATGAACTACTACGGTGAGTTTAGAAACTTAACTCCGTGGCAGCGAGTAAAGGACATGGCTCGCAGTAGAATGAAAGCCAGAGCAAAAGGGCAAAAGTTTATCGGTGTGTTTGATCACCTAATGGCCAACTATATTAGTAAGTTAGAGAAGTTAGGAGTAAAGTAAATGGCAGTGCAAATAGATGAAAAGACAGAAGTTACTGTTCCCTTAAAGACTTTGATCTCTGTAGTTAGTGCTATTGTCATTGCCAGTTGGTATGTGTTTACTACACAGACTAGAATTGCAGATCTAGAACATTCTATAAAAATATCAGATGAAAGATTTGCAAGCTATATAAAGCAACCGGGCCGCAATACTGCTGACCTTGAGTTATTGAGAAAAGATTTTGAGTACCTTCGCAGTGAAGTTGCTGAAATGAAACAAAAATACAAATAATCATTAAGTTAGAAAAGTTAGGAGTAAAATAAATGAGCAACGTATTACACGAAGTAATCAACTCAGGACAACCTTGGGCAGCTGAACGTGCTCAATATGCACTGACCATTGCAGAAGCTCTGCAGAACAATCAAATCACACAAGACGAAGCTCGCGCTTTACTTGAAGATTTGATCAACACTGAAAAGCTAGAAGCTGCTGGTGCTGACTTGCAACTTAGGGCAGCACTGGTGTTTGGTGTTACACAAGTTCTTAGTATGTGTTAAACACAGTGACGAGGGCTTGAACAAGATCCTCAATCATACCATCATCGTGAAACGGAGTGGGAGCAAATCGCAACCTCTCCGTTCCCACATCTACTGTGGGATAGTTGATGGCCTGCACATAGATGTTGTGGTCATTCATTAGTGCATCACTCATAGCCTTAGCACGTTTAGCATCTCCAACCAGCACAGGTACAATGTGGGTAGTTGAACACGCCATAACGGGTATGCCAGCTTTAATCAATCTATACTTTAGCTTGCGAGCACGATCTTGATGTTGCTCACGTAGTTCTCCGTGACTCTTTAGGTATTTGACAGCAGCCAGGGCACCAGCACAGGTCACGGGACTCATAGATGTTGTAAAGATAAAGCCAGCAGCAATACTACGGATAGCATCAACTACCACTGAGTCACAGGCAATGTATCCACCCTGTACTCCAAATGCTTTACCAAGTGTACCGTTGATTATATCAACACGATCTTGTAGTCCGTGATGCTCAACTTTGCCTGCACCTGTTGCACCGTATAGGCCAACAGCATGTACTTCGTCAATGTAAGTTATAGCACCGTACTTGTCAGCAAGGTCACATATCTCTCGGATCATACCCACATCACCGTCCATTGAGTACACTGACTCAAATACAATACAAGGAGTCTTGCCGCATAGTTGTGCAGCCTGTAGGCACTCTTCTAAGTTCTGCATATCGTTGTGACGGAAGACCTGTTTGTTAGCACGACTGTGCTGTATGCCCACAATGATTGAGTTATGATTATTACTGTCACTGATATATTCAATGTTGGGAATAATCTTGGCCAGTGCAATTAATGTCCACTCGTTGGCTACATAAGCACTTGAGAATAGCAATGCCTTTTCTTTCTTGTGTAGGGTTGCAAGCTCGTGCTCAAGTGCCACGTGATAGTGACTGGTACCTGCAATGTTGCGAGTACCGCCTGATCCTGCTCCAGTCATATCTAATGCCGTACGCATGGCATCTATAACAACCTTATGCTGACCCATGCCCAAGTAGTCGTTGCTACACCAGTTTACAATGTTTTTAATAGCATACGGTCCATACCAAATGGCCCTAGGGAACTTGCCGTTTTCACGCAGAATATCGTTAAACACACGATATTTGCCGTTGGCTTTAAGATCTGCTATTAGAGTTTCAAAGGGAGTTTTATCTATCATAGGCTGTATTTACGCTAAATATTCTATGCGGAGAAATAAATGAGAGCTAGAGAATTTGTTATTAACGTACCTATTACTATTAAGATCAACGGCGACGGAGATCCAGAAATTGACATGCCAGGTACTGATGAAGAACCTAAAGATCCAAGCGATCTAGACCCTAATCCAGTTATGGTAACTCCTCTGCAACAAGATATCGAGCTTAAAAAAGCAGAAGCGGGCAAAGTAAGTCCTATTATTAAAGACCTTACACAAGACGAAGTAGAACACGATCCGCAAAATCCAATACACAGCAGATAATTTACTCTACGAAATTTGGGTAAATACACTAAATTAAGGATTTAGTGTGTCAGATCTCCGTAAAATCTCCGCCGGCCTAGTCAAATTTGACTTTGAACAGTTTGTAGGCGAACCGGGAACAATCTTTTTTAACGTAGACACTGGGGAATTACGCCTAAGTGATGGCGTCACACCTGGTGGAAATCCTATTAACAGTTCAGGATCCGGACCACGCGGATTTGTAGGTAGCCAAGGTCAACCTGGATTTGTAGGTAGTCAAGGTGACTTTGGTTTTTTAGGATACACAGGCAGTAAAGGCATCCAAGGCGAGTTAGGATATACTGGCAGTCATGGTGCCACAGGGGCCACAGGGCAAAAAGGTATTCAAGGCGATACAGGATATACTGGATCAACAGGAAATACAGGTGAACAGGGTATACAAGGTAGTATAGGTTATACAGGTAGCCGCGGCATTCAAGGCGACCAGGGCGATATCGGCGCAAGAGGTAGTGTAGGATTTGTAGGCAGTCGTGGAGACGTTGGGGATACAGGTTACACTGGTTCAAGAGGTGATATTGGCTACACTGGATCGCAAGGCATTGTAGGTTTTACCGGATCAAAAGGTGAAGTTGGTCTTGTTGGTAGCCGTGGATTTTTAGGAAGCACAGGATATGTAGGATCACAAGGTGATAAAGGTGAAGCAGGTTTTACAGGATCATTTGGAGATCAAGGATATACTGGAAGCAACGGTGATAAAGGATTTACAGGTAGTCAGGGCCGTGATGGGGAGCGTGGACCTACAGGCTTTGTGGGTAGTATAGGTGATAAGGGTTATGCTGGTAGTATAGGCGATATAGGATATACTGGATCAAAAGGCGATATAGGATATACCGGCAGTATTGGATTTCACGGAAGCAAAGGTTTTACTGGATCATTTGGTAACACCGGCTACACTGGATCAAGAGGTGAAAATGGATTTACTGGATCATTTGGAGATACTGGATATGTAGGTAGTCAAGGCTATGATGGCAGTCAAGGTTATAGTGGATCACTAGGCTACACAGGTAGCCGCGGTTATGCAGGTAGCGAGGGATATGCAGGTAGTCGTGGATACTCTGGAAGTGCAGGATTTGTAGGAAGTCAAGGCGATATTGGATATACTGGAAGTCGAGGAGATATTGGATATACCGGAAGTCAAGGCAATATTGGATATACTGGATCAAGAGGTGAAGATGGATTTACTGGATCAAGAGGATTTGCAGGTAGTCAGGGTGACATAGGTTATACTGGAAGCTTTGGTGAAGGACTTACTACTAATGCTACCAATACCGTAACATTATCGTCCGGATTTAAGTTTATTCCAGAAACTAACGGACTACAAGACTTAGGATCCCCTACTAATAGATTTGGCAAGTTATACATAGCAGGACAGACTATTGATCTAGGCGGCACACTGCTATCTGTTGATAACTCAGGAAAGTTAACAGTTACCACATCATCAGGATCTCCGCAAGGTATTGTTGTTGATTCTATTAAAGTTGGCACTGTTTCTATCACAGTTGATGCTCAAAACAACATACAGTTTATTAGCCCAAATGGAACTGTATTGAATGGTTATACTGGCAGTATAGGTTATACAGGATCACAGGGTGTTGTTGGTTACAGTGGTTCATTAGGCTATACTGGTAGCAAAGGCGTTGACGGTGTTGCAGGGTATACTGGTAGCAAAGGCGTTGACGGTGTCATCGGCTACAATGGTAGTGTAGGTTATACTGGGTCAGCAGGTCCAGGAGCCGATCAAGACTTAAACATTGCCAGCAGTGTTAGCTTTGCAAACATAACAATAGGCGCAGATGGACTGCTAACATTTCCAGATGGATCAACACAGATATCAGCAGCATCAAGAATGTACACAAATGCAGATGCTGCCAACGGGTTAAGCCTAAGTGATTTAAAACCAGGAGATTATTATTACGATGATGTTAATGCTGCTATCTACATCTCTTACGACACAGGTCTAGGCTACTACGATTTGTTAGACTTAACAGTGAGGGCCTAATCTAAAAGATACTAGGTTAAATATAGAGTGACAATTTATTACTATTCATCTCCAGCAGCACAGCCAGCACCAGCCACAGTAGTCACAGATAACTATTTTGGCGCACAGGATATCTATGTTAATCAAAACGGATCAGCAAGAGCTGGTGTATTAGGTTCAGGACTATCAGCAGGTAAGATTACTTTATCTAGCTATGATGCAACTAAATCATTTGTTGGATCAATTGGCAGCGTCTTCCCAGGTCTAGCCACACCTCCTGTTGCTCCTAGTATTACAGCAGCAACCTATACTCCAGGTAATTCTACACTCAGTGCCGCACAAGGTACTGCAATATCTTTTAATCCGCTATATGCATATGGTGGTGCAGGCGTTGCAAATCAAATACTAAACGTAACTATTAGCCCTGCACTACCAGCTGGCCTAACACTTAAAAAATCTAAAGTTAATTTAAATGTAGCGGGTGCCGCTCCTACAGTTAGTGGGTCCGGAACAACATGGTCCGCTACTTATACTATAGCATCAAGTAGTGGCACAGCACCTGTAGTGGGCAGTTTCTATTCAGTACGTGGTCAAACTAAAACATCATACAATGGTGTATGGCAATGTACAGCAGCAACACCTACTACTATTACTCTAAAGTACAATGCTAATCCTAGTTCAAGTGGCGGTGCTAATCCTGCTGGACAAGTTGCATGGGACACTGGAGCTGCCACAACAATCTCTGATGCAGGTATACGATCAATCACAGGTGGTGACGGAGTAAACTATTGGTACAACTATGTTGATATTATTATTTCTGGAACACCCTCAGTTGCATCTGCAGTTAATTCATATGTAGTAACATTTACAGATGCCAGCGGACAGACAGCTACTAACACATTTAATCTAGAAGTAATAGGCAGTGTTGTTGCTGAATTATCTAGCACACTAGCAGTGGCTAGTAAAACGCTAGTACAGAATGTAGCAGTAGCTGCATTTACACCAGTAACAGCACAAGGTGGTACAGCTCCTATAACATTTGCAGTTAGCCCTGCACTGCCTGCAGGATTATCATTCAGTACATCAACAGGAGCAATAACAGGAACTCCCACAACATTTATTGCTGCTAGTAATTTTACAGTAACAGCTACAGATGCTAGTGGATCACAATCTAGTAAGACATTTAGTTTAACTATAACTGCGCCTGAACTAATAACAGTGGTAGCTGTTGCTACTAAAACACTAACACAAACTATAGCGTCAGCAGCGTTTACTCCTGTGACTGCTACAGGTGGTGTTGGAACATTATCCTATGCTATCAGTCCAATACTACCCAGTGGACTGTCATTAAGTACAGCTACTGGAGAAATATCAGGAACAGCTACATCTGCTAGTTCTCAGACAACATACACTATAACTGTTTTAGATAGTAACACACCTTCACAGACTAGCGCAAAGACCTTTAGTCTAACTGTAAATCTTTTACCTGCATTAAACTCTACAGTGTTATCTAGTGCAAATTCTTTTACTAAGAATACAGCTATCACTGCGGTAACTCCTGTTAGTGCTAGTGGTGGATATAATACATTAACGTATGCAATTACCCCTGCATTACCCGCTGGACTTACATTTAATACCGCAAGCGGATTAGTAAGTGGAACACCTAGTGCCGTTAGTAATTTAACAACTTACACAGTTACCGTCACAGATCAAGCTAGCCAAACTACTAGTAAGACATTTACTGTTATAGTAACTCCTGCAGTACTAATAACAACACAGACAATTGCCAGCAGAACTGTTATACAACGTACGACCATTACAGCATTTACACCTGTAACCGGTAGTGGTGGTGATGGAACATTAACTTACGCAATTACCCCTACTATTCCTACAGGGCTTACATTTAATACTACAAGTGGACTAATAAGTGGAATACCTACAGTAGTAGGAAGTCCAACAAGTTATACAGTTACGGTAACGGATCAATCAAGTCAAACAAGTAATAAGTCTTTTACACTGACTATTGATCCTCCACCGTTGCTAACATCGCAGACAATTGGAAACAAAACTCTTGTACAGAATCAACCTGCTACACCATTTATTCCTATTACCACAACAGGTGGTTTTGGCACACTAACATACGCAGTTAGTCCTGCACTAGCATCTGGACTAACATTCAACACAGCTACTGGACAGATAACAGGCACACCAACGCAGTACATTTCTAGTACAACATACACGGTTACAGTAAACGATCAAGCAAGCCAGACTAGTAGCAAGACATTTGATCTAACAATCAACACTCCTCCACTGCAAGCTCAACAAGCAGTGCCTGCAACATCGTTAATCAAATCAGTAGTAGCTACACCATTTACTCCTGTAACAGCTAGTGGCGGATCAACAGTCTACACCTACAGTGTAGACCCTACACTGCCGTCTGGATTAACATTTAGTACGGCAACAGGACAGATAACAGGAACTCCTACTAGTTTACTATCCGAGTATACCTATACAGTTACAGTCACTGATAGCATTTCACAAACTGCCAGTGCTACATTTAAATTAACAGTAGCTGATACTCCTGCAATTACAACTACACTAGTGTCAGCCACTGTTAGCAATTATAGAGTAGCTGACACGTTGAATCTTGCTCCTGTAAGTGCTAGTGGCGGATATGGATCTATTAACTTTGCTATTAGCCCAAGTTTACCTGCAGGACTTTCATTTAGTTCAGTCAATGGCAAAGTAACTGGTACTGGTTCACAGTTAATTAATCAAAGTTTTACAGTAACAGCCACTGACTCGTTAGGACAATCTAGTAGTAAGTCATTTACTCTAATACTAACTAATCCTCCAGTTGTAGCTACACAGTTGATAGCCACAAAGACAGCTACTAAGAGCAAACCTACTGCTAATTTTAAACCAGTAGGTGCAACGGGCGGCATTGCTCCGATAACCTACAGTATTAGTCCTGCATTGCCGTCAAGCATGTCTATCAATGTGCAGTCGGGTAACATTAGTGGTACTTCTGCTAGCGCATTAACAGCAACAACATTCACTGTAACTGCTACTGACAGTGTTGGTACATCAGCAAATGCTACATTTAGTTTAACTATAGAAAATCCACCAGCAGTAACAACTACAGTTAATCAAGCTATAATTGAATTGATTATTGCGACAGCAAGTACTCCAGTTATACCGGTAACAGGCGCCAACGGTGATGGAACATTAAGTTACGGCATTAGTCCTTCATTGCCAAATGGATTGATATTTGATACATCAACTGGTACAGTATCGGGAACCCCAGTAGCTATACTAGCTAGCACAACATTTACTGTTACAGTAACAGATGCACTAAGTCAAACTAGCAGTAAAACATTTGCATTGTCAGTGATAGCACAGCCGTTGATTGCAACAATAGTTACACCAACATTGGTATTTGCTGTATACACACAAATTACTCCATCACGTCCTGTTACGGCAGTTGGGGGAACCGGGCTATTGACTTTTGATATTAGTCCCGCATTGCCTGCAGGATTATCATTTAACACATTAACAGGACAAATAACAGGAACTCCTACTGATGACGTGCCTGCTGCTAACTTTGTAATAACAGTTACTGACACAGTATCAGTAACAACATCGAAAATAATTAGTATAGCAGTTAATGATGTAAGTCCACCGGCACTGATAGCATCTGCTCAGAACAACAGTCAAATATTAGAAATCAACAGTGATTCAAACGTACAGCCTGTTATAGCCAGCGGTGGATTTGGTACACTTGCATATGCTATTAGTCCTGTATTGCCTGCAGGACTATCATTTGATACAACTTCAGGATTTATCAGCGGACAACCTACTGTATTATCTACTAGTACTGTTTATACAGTAAGTGTAACAGATGCAGTGCCGCAGAGCAGCAGTGCTACATTTACGTTAAGTGTGGTATTAACTCCAGTAGGAAGTGGCAAAGGATTTACAGGTAGTTTAGGATTTACAGGTAGTAGAGGATTTAGCGGAAGTCAGGGAGAGACTGGGTATACAGGATCATTAGGTTATGTTGGCTCAATAGGCTATACAGGGTCACGTGGCTTTGCAGGCTCTGAAGGATTTGTTGGTAGTCAAGGAGATATAGGGTACACAGGTAGTCAAGGTATTCCAGGTGCGTATGCAGCACTAGGATATACAGGTAGTCAAGGAAATATAGGTTATACAGGCAGTCAAGGTGATGCTGGCTCAGTTGGGTACACAGGCAGTCAAGGTGATGCTGGCTCAGTTGGGTACACAGGCAGTCAAGGCAATATAGGATACACTGGATCACGTGGTATACAAGGATTGTCCGGGTCAATTGGCTACACTGGATCAGCTGGCTTCACAGGCAGCAAAGGTGATACCGGCAATCAAGGTTTAATTGGAAGTTTAGGTTACTCAGGATCACGCGGATATTCAGGAAGCCAAGGACCTATTGGTGAAACTGGAGAAATTGGACCGCTAGGTTATACAGGATCAAAAGGTTCCCAAGGTGACCAGGGACCTATTGGTGACCAGGGACCTATTGGTGATCAAGGTGTGATAGGTTATACTGGTAGTCAAGGTAATGAAGGTCCACAAGGTCCTGCTGGCGGCTTTACAGGTAGTCAGGGCGTTACTGGATTTATAGGCTCGCGTGGTATAACTGGCTTTACTGGAAGCCAAGGTCCTTCCGGCGCATTTGCAGCATTAGGATATACAGGATCACAAGGATTTGTGGGTTCACTAGGGTATACTGGGTCGCAAGGCATACCAGGAGAATTTGCCGCACTAGGCTATACAGGTAGTCAAGGAAATATAGGTTATACAGGCAGTCAAGGCTATACTGGCAGTGTTGGATTTACAGGCAGTCGAGGAGTTCAAGGTAGTCAAGGTGCAGGATTTACAGGATCACGAGGCACTACTGGACTAGCAGGTGATATAGGATATACTGGCAGTGCTGGATCACTAGGTTATACTGGCAGTGCTGGATCACTAGGGTATACTGGCAGTGCTGGATTAAGAGGTGTGGTAGGATTTGTTGGCAGTCAAGGAAATACTGGCTTTGTTGGCAGTCAAGGAAATACTGGTTCACTTGGTTATTCTGGAAGCCAAGGTCCAATTGGCCTAACAGGATTTACTGGCAGTACAGGAGTTACTGGTTATTCAGGAAGCCGTGGTGACATCGGGTTTTCAGGAAGCCGTGGCGACGTAGGATTTACTGGATCACGTGGTATACAAGGATTGTTCGGGTCAATTGGCTACACTGGATCAGCTGGCTTCACAGGCTCGCAAAGTACAGCCCCAGGTCCTATAGGGTATACTGGATCAGCAAGTACAGTAGCAGGACCGTCAGGCGACTTAGGGTATACTGGGTCTGTTGGATTTACTGGCAGCAAAGGCACCACAGGACTGCCTGGCGGTATTGGATTTACAGGAAGTCAAGGTGCAGGATTCACAGGTAGTATAGGCGGGTTAGGTTACACAGGTAGTATAGGCTTTACAGGATCACGTGGATTTGTAGGTAGTGCCGGACATACAGGCAGTTTAGGATACACTGGCAGTCAAGGTGCAGGATTTACTGGTAGTGCCGGATATACAGGCAGTTTAGGATACACTGGTAGTCAAGGTGCAGGATTTACTGGATCACGTGGAACTCAAGGTCTTCAAGGTGATTTAGGTTTTACAGGTTCGCAAGGTACAGGATTTACTGGTAGCAGGGGTACTACAGGATTACCAGGAGGATTAGGTTATACTGGAAGTCAAGGTGCAGGATTCACTGGTAGCCGTGGTGCTACAGGCCTAACTGGATACGCAGGTAGCTTAGGATTTACAGGAAGTCAGGGTGTAGGATTTACTGGATCGCAGGGTGTAGGATTTACTGGGTCCATAGGCTATACTGGTAGTCAAGGTGATCAAGGTACTCCTGGTACCAGTGTTACCATTGTAGGATCAGTAGCATCATTTGCTAACTTACCTATACCTTATACCGGATCAATTGGTGACGGATACATTACTAGAGACAACGGACATTTGAATATTTGGACAGGTACTGCATGGAATGACGTTGGACCTATTGTTGGCTACACTGGTAGCCAAGGCACTATTGGATTTACAGGCAGCATTGGCTACAGTGGATCACGTGGCTTTACTGGATTTAACGGAAGTCAAGGTGACATAGGTTACACAGGTAGTGAAGGTATAGGGTATACTGGATCAGTAGGCGGCACAGGATTTACAGGAAGTTTAGGCTATACAGGTAGTTTGGGATTTACTGGATCGCAGGGTGTAGGATTTACTGGATCACAGGGATTAATTGGGCCACTAGGATATACAGGATCTGCTGGTGAAGGGTATACTGGATCAGCAGGTGTAGACGGAGTAATAGGTCGTGATGGTTACACAGGCTCTATAGGATTTACTGGTAGTAATGGCGTTGGGTTTACAGGCAGTCGTGGATTTACAGGATCAGTAGGATTTGTAGGATCAGCAGGCACAGGATTTACTGGATCAAGAGGTGCTACAGGGTTTGTTGGTAGTCTAGGATTTACTGGATCGGCTGGAACATCTGGAGTAGGTACACCAGGTTTTACTGGTAGTGCGGGCACACCAGGTGCTACTGGGTTTACAGGTAGTCAAGGACCTAAAGGGGATCCAGGTGATGCGGGCGGCGGAGGAGGTGGTGCTGTTGGTAATTTTGATGGTGGATCACCAACATCAATATACGGCGGAATCACTAGTATAGATGCGGGTGGAGTCACTGCATAAATATTAAAATAACAGTAGATTAAACATAAAATGGCTATACAAATACAGTTTAGAAGAGGAACAGCACTAGAGTGGACCACAGCCAACCCTATCTTGGCAGATGGGGAAATGGCTATTGAAACAGATACCTCGTTGTTTAAGGTAGGTAATGGTGTTGATAGATGGAATACACTTGCCTATGGTGGATTAAGGGGCTTTGCTGGATCTCAAGGCGGCGCAGGCTATACAGGGTCAGCAGGTAGTGGTATTGTTTCTAACGTAATGTACGTTAGCAAAAGCGGAAACGATCTAAATGCTGGTGATTCTCTAGTTAGTTCAAAACTAACAATTAGATCCGCATTGGCAACAGCTACCTACGGCACTACAATTTTTGTTAAAAGCGGAGATTATACAGAAATTAATCCTATGATAGTGCCAGAGGGCGTGGCCATTGTAGGCGACAGTTTACGTACAGTTACAGTTCGTCCACTTAACAAAACACAAGATATGTTTTGGGTAAACAATGCAGTCTATCTAGCACACATGACTTTTAAAGATCATGAAAGTCCTTCATCAGCAGTGGCATTTAATCCAGACGGCAGCGCAGGAGTTATTCATACCAGTCCATATGTACAAAATTGTACATCAATGACCACCACTGGTACAGGCATGCGAGTAGATGGTGCTCACGCAGATGGACTTCGCTCTATGGTTGTTGATGCGTATACTCAATACAACCAAGGTGGTATCGGTATTCACATGTTGAACAGAGGTAACACTCAGTTAGTGTCTGTGTTTACGATCTGTTGCTCAGTAGGCTTCTTGTGTGAGTACGGAGGCTTTTGTTCAGTAACTAACAGTAACAGTAGTTTTGGTACATATGCGCTGAAGTCAGACGGAGTTAGCTCTACACTGTATGCGGGCAAGGTTAACGGTGAAATTAGAGGACGTACATTTGTCATAGATAATTTAACTACTCGTCCTAACGTAGGCGACGCGGTTAAATTTGCAGGCGATGATACTTACTATACTTTGTTTAGTTCTACACCCTTTACCAGTGGTAGCACTGCAATAGCTACACCTAGCTATGCAGATGAATCCGCAACTGCAAGAAACCTAAGACAAACAGTGCTAGATGGCAAGAGTAAAATACAAGCAGACACTATTGATTTTCTAAATGAAACATATCTAAGTTTTGACTACAATGAGTTTAAGTGTACACGTGATATAGGATTGATCATTGATGCAGTGGTTGATGATATGATGTTCAGCACTAACTACAAGAGCATACAAGCAGGTATCAGCTATAATAGAGCAACTGCTAGTCTAGTAATAACTGGACAACTAACTGAAACGTTGGCTGCTGTAAACTTTGTTAAAACAGCAGTACTAGCCTTAATGACAGTGGGCGCAGAACGAACTAGAGTCAGCAACAACTTTGACATCATTCTGGCTATCATGGCCGGCGGCACTGCTCCTGCGTATGTATGGGCTAGTCCTAGCAATGTTGATGCTAACAAGCCCAAAGCACAGACTATCATACAGGCCAATAGAAACTTTATCATTGAAGAAGGCATTGCTTACATTACTGCAAACTACTCTGGATTAACTTACGATCAAACTAAATGCCGCAGAGACATTGGCTTAATTGTAGATGCAGTGACCTACGATGTACTCTACGGAGGCAACAGTCAAACGGCAGATGCAGCTGATGAATACTATAGTACAGGCACACTACAGGTACCTGTAGGTGAACAGGCAGCAACGGCCGCTACCTTTAACTACATTAAGTCAGTAGTAGCTGCCTGTGTAGTTAACACTAGCATCACAGCACTAAACATTATAGTAACACAAAGTACTGGCAACCCCGCAGCAAGTGCCGCTGAAGCTACCCAAACTGATGGGTTGTTTGACATAGTAACTAATTTAATTACCAATGCCTATTCAAGTACTATTGTATTAGAAGAAAGTGTGCCAGCTAACATTGCGGACAATGCCAATGTTAGCTTTCATCAGTTTAGTTTGATCACTTCATCGGGACACACTTTTGAATGGATAGGTGCTGGTACAAATGTAAATACAGCTTTGCCTTATCTAGGTGGCATTCCTATAGCAGAGAATCAAGCGGTAGCTTTAAACCAAGGAAAGATCTACTACACTGGTACTGACCAGCGTGGAGACTTTAGAATTGGTGACGGATTAATTATTAATAGGAATACAGGTACAATTTCTGGTAGAACGTTTACTAAGAGTTTGTTTGCTGTGATGACACCTTATATATTAGCAATTGGAGATTAACATGGCAACCGCAGCACTACCCTTAAATACGTTTAGAACTAAACCATATGAACTAACCACTAACGAACAGACAATCTATACAACTCCTGAGGGAATTACTACTATTGTATTAGGTGCACAGGCTAGTAACTTTGGCACTGTGGCTGCCACTATAACATTTACACTTAGAAAGAATGATGTAGATTACGTCATGCTGAAAGAATTTACTATTCCGACTAATGACTCAGCAGAGATTACCACAGGTAAATTAGTCATGGAAGAAGGTGCATCTGTAAAAGCAGTGGTCAGTGTCAACAGTACAATCAACTTGGTTATGAGTGTGTTGGAGACAAGTAATGAGTAAAAGCCGTCTAGTTAGCGGTAGAGTAAAAAAGCTAACTGGTGCAGCATTAGATCCTAATCGCGGTAGCTATCTTGATGTAGGAAATGCAGAACCAGATCTTGGCTTACCATCTATTGATGGACAGGTATTAGTCAGTACCACCGTAGGTGCTAGATCGTGGTCTACAGTAACATCATTAACAGGATCAGTTGGATTTACTGGTAGTCAGGGATTTACAGGATCAAGAGGTGCGGGATTTACTGGATCGTTAGGATTTACTGGAAGTCGTGGCTTTACTGGAAGTAGAGGTACAGAAGGATTTGTTGGAAGCCGTGGATTTAGTGGTAGCAAAGGTGAAAGTAGTTTTAGTTACGGACCAACTGCTCCTATAAATCCACAAGTTGGTGATAGATGGATGGACAGTCTAACTGGTGCAGAACTAGTATGGACTGACGATGGTGATACTGCACAGTGGGTTGAAGTAGCTGCTAGTGGATTTCTAGGACGCCAAGGCTACACAGGATCAATTGGTGACTTAGGGTATACTGGCAGCGAAGGCCCTGCAGGAACTTCAGTAAACATTGTTGGACAAGTTTCTACAAGCTCAGGATTAGATCCTGCATACACTGGAAACCAAGGTGATGGATTCATTGCACAGGACACAGGGAACCTATGGGTATGGTCTGGATCAGCATGGAATGACGTTGGTCGTATTTTAGGCTATACTGGATCAGTAGGCAGTGCAGGATTTACAGGATCGCAAGGTGTTCCTGGCGAATATGCTGCTATAGGATTTACTGGTTCAGTTGGATACACTGGTAGTCGCGGACTTCCTGGAGAAGCAGCAGCAATTGGATACTCTGGTTCAGTGGGCTATACTGGTTCAGTTGGATACACTGGTAGTCAAGGTGTCGATGGTGCTTATGCTGCTGTAGGCTACACGGGTAGTGCTGGCGAACTTGGCTACACTGGTAGTCGCGGACTTCCTGGAGAAGCAGCAGCAATTGGATACTCTGGTTCAGTTGGCTACACTGGTAGTCGCGGCGAAAGTTCATTTACCTATTCAGATACACCTCCATTAAATCCTACAGCTGGAGATAGATGGTATGATTCGTCATTGGGTTTTGAATTTGTGTGGACTGACGATGGTGACACAGTGCAGTGGGTTGAAATCACCACGAGTGGAGCAGGATATACTGGAAGTTTAGGATACACTGGATCTGCTGGTGTAGACGGAGTAATAGGACGTGATGGTTACACAGGCTCTATAGGATTTACTGGCAGTGCCGGTAGTGGCCTCAAATACTACATTTTAAATATTTAAGGAACATACATGGCTAATCCAAACATAGCTTCTGCAACAAACTTATATGGTAATAATTCTGCTGTAACTTTAACCACTACAGCAGCAACACAGTTAATTAATAATCCTGCTGGAAGTGGCAAGATTTTAAAAATCAATGTAATTAATGCT